GTGGACGTTCCGTAAGAGTGGACAAACCCTTGCAGCCGAAAAAGTAGCCGTTGCGATTGGTCTTCCACGTGGTGAAAATATTGATCCAAGCGAGCACGATCATGCTTTACCCGATGATCTTGAACGAGAGGTTGGCAAACATCTCGGCGGGCGCCGAACCCGCAAGCACAAGCGCCGGGCCCGTAAAACTCGTCGCAGCCATAAGTAAATGGCGACTGAATCCGAGCTGACGAAAAAAATATCAAACGACACGATTGAGACCTGGTATTATGTGCTTTTTTGGCTGGCTGCAGTCTCCGCCGGACTCGTAATCCTGCTTGAACTGTATGTCATCTCGGTCTCGCCCAAACGTGGGTTTGCTATGCTTCTTCGCTCTGCGCCTATGCTGATACTGGCGGTAGTGAACACACTGTTCCTGTACACCCTCAGCGTCCGCGCACTAAAGTGAGTAGCAGTAGAAGATATAGTATTTCGCATATGGATCGGGATCGTCGTAGTCGTCGTCCGATCGCCGGATGCCATGCTTGAGTAACAAACGCAGTTGGAGTTGTCGATACATATCGATGGTCCAATCAAGCGCATAAGATGTGAAATCATCCCAAACGATCTCTGGCCATGAGTGTTTTTTGAGATCCTCTACTTCAAGAAGGGGTCGGGGAGTCTCCATTGAAAGATATGTGTAAAAAGAGTGGGTTCATTCATTTTGCGAGACCTCTCAGTCCAGCGGGGGCATGTCGTTGTGGAGGTAGGTCGGCAGATCCTCAAGGGGCACACGTGGAAGCCAGTACTCTGCCCGGAACCCGAATCCAGGCGACCCATCCGGCAGCGTGAAGCTCACGAACCGGACCTTGATGTTCTCTCCGATCCCTGCCTCAATCTCCTTCAGGATGTTCGTGCTGCTCACCACGTCCCGGGCTCGGATTTGGCGCCCATCCACCTCAATGCTCTCATTCCACTCGTAGGTCCGAGGCAGCATGACGGCCATCTGCTTGAGATGCGTGGCCGTGTCAATTGCCTCCAGCATTCGCTCCTTGAAATCAACGACAGATCCTAGGACCTGATCAAGCATCTTCCACATGCACGCCCTGCGAAAGTTCGCCGTGAAGTTGGTGTTGCGCGCGGCTGCATTCAGTACGCCAATGTCGTAGTTGGAAAGGATAGGCATTTTGGTGTCTATTCAGTTTGACCCGGCCGATCCATTTTGGACGACCGAAAAAATGGATCTGGGATACCATAACAAACCAAGGCATCGTTCAAAATGGAGTACAATCCTATTCTCGTCGCCAACTGGGTTGCAGCCGTCACTCGTCACGCAGAGCTCGTCAGGAACAATGCGCCCCTCGGCGACCAACAACACGAAGAAAAGATCGTCAAGACCGGGTTGGTCCGCCTTCTCGTCAGCGTCGGAGTTGACTTTGATGAAGCCATGCTAGCCGCGGGCTTGGCCGAGGAAGACTACATGGATATGGACAACGATGAATAAGCACCACATCTACGCTGATGTTGAACAGCGAGGATCTGTTTCTGAAATTCCTTTTTGCAGTATTGGCAGAACCATACCATCGGTTCCGGTTCAACATATACGCGGACGATCTTCTTTGTTGGCCGAGTGCGATTTGGACACGTTCTAGAGTTATGCCCGGCGGAGTGACATAGAGAGCAAGCCATCTTGACGCAAAAATAATTTTTACCTGCGGATCGGTTCCGTTTTATTTGCGGAGTTGGTTAGCGGCGGCAATAAGGGCAGAGACGAAGGCTGGCTTCCTTGTAGTACTTTTCATCTCGATTATTCTCCCACTTCTCAAGGTCCTTCTCCCATTTCTTTACAAGCGGGTGTCGCGCGCACCACTCGAGATCGTCACGACCTCCGCTATCAAAATACTCATCTTCAATATTCATTGGATACGGAAACTGTGGCTGGGGAATGTCCTCTCCATACATACATCTCTTGAAACATCCAACGCACACGGAGTGCGTACAGTTGGGCATAACAATGCTTTGCTTTGTCTCCAAACATACTGGACATTCGGCGCTCTCCACAATGCCAAGCTTCTTGCCGAACTGTACGTCACAGCTGGTACAGATACAGATTCCAGCCTTCTTGAGTCCATGAAACCACGTTGGAAGCCATGATCCGCATACGATCTCATTGCAACAGGGAAGCGGCTTACAGTTGTGTGTGCAGGTGTAGTCTGGAGACTGCTCGTAGGTGTTGCAGTTTGTCGTCTGAGTGAGGCACTCGCCACGTCCGGTGCAAACTGATGTCATTGTAACGATAAAAACGATTTATTGTGGGTGCGTGGTTCCATTTTCTACTCAAGATCGTTATCGCTCAGATCATTTCCGTCTGCGTCTGTCTTTGCATAGCAATCGGCTACCCAGTGTGAAGTGCGCCCGCATCGATGGCACGCACCGCTGCGTTGCTTTGGCTTTGGTTTGGGCTTATACTCATTCCGTGTCTCCTTGATGACGATGACGCGCTCGATGACGATTGTGCGAGTGTTCTGCTTCTTCGGTGGCATCTTGACTACAACTGGGTAGATTTGTCTAAATCAGGATCCATTTTTAACGACGGCGGGTTCCGCGGGTCCGGCGACGCCTAGTTCCACCATGGCTACGCATGAGATGGTGAGGCCGAAGCTGCTGCTTCTTGTACGTAATTTCGTCCTGGTAGTGAGCATTCTGGAACTCAGGCAGCTTCGCAAGCTTCTCAAGCTGCTTGATGCTCCTGGCGGCAGAGATGCGCTTTTCCTTGCGTTTCCTCACAGGGTCACCTTCGTATTCGAGCTCGGGCATTTGTATTTACCCAAGTGAAAAATGAGTGAGTAAGTGGGTTGTGCGATCTACTGCGGAAGAACGATCCGGGCCTTGTCCTCGGGGGTCATGTTGTCGTAGACCGACCAGGCGGTCTTCAGACGAAGGCGATACTCCTCAAGGCTTCTCCGCATGGCATCGGCTGCCTCGGCAAAGAGGATGGTGGCCGAGTTGGGATCTGGGCGGAAGTCAATGTACGTGGCTGGGAAGAAGTTGTGCTTCTTGTGGAATTCATTGGCATAGTCCGCACTGCGGATTCCCCCCGCAATGCAGCAGTCGCTGCCGACTGTGTAGGTGACAGGCTGGACTTCGGCGATGGTGTAGGTCTTGATGTCCATGGCGACCTGGTTGGAGAGCGAGAGCGAGCACCACTGGCAGTGAGAGATGGAGGAGGTCATTTTGGCAGCCTACCTTTCTTCTTTCTGACCAACACAGATCCATTTTAAATGCGCCATCCCTCCGTGTGCCTGACCTCGTAGCACCGATTCGCCGTGTGCTCTGTCCGGCCACAGCGCGTGCACCAGTCTGTCGGCTCAGGCACCTCCGTCTTGGGAGGGCGGCATCCCTTCTCGTGCTGTTCGCAGGCGTGACGGTTCGGATAATCCGACACGCACCACTGACACGCCCAGCTAGTGTTCAGAGGCTGAACACATTCCTTGTAGTCGTGGCCCGTCGCATGGCAGCGAACACAGGCGCCTGCAGGCGCATACAACTGGAAGCGGATCAGGCGTTCCTGCTCGTCTCCCAGTCCCATACTCTCGCAATCAAACGGCCGCACAGCGTCAATGCCGTGCTTCTTCATGAGGGCGAGGGTTGCATTGTAGACATCGTTCGGTCCAGAGATCGGACGAGTTTCGGCAATTCGAACTGGGTTGTAGACTTGGATCCATCGTGGTCCAAATCCGCAGGCGTAGTAGGCGTAGGTGTGCTGGACGTCCTTGGACTTGCCGACAAGCCACTTTCCGCAGGTGAGTTCGAGAATATAGAGTTGCTCCATCTTGTTCGAGGTTGCTTTTGGAGAGGGAACGAAATCCATTTTAACCTTTGGATCCCCAAGAAGGCAATGGAGGTGTTCTACACAAACTTCAAGGCTCTGACACAGGATCAGCGCAAGGGCAAGCTGGATCAGATCTTGATGTTCCTGCGCCAACAAAATGCGCATGAGCAGGCCGCGGCATTCCAGGAGTTGAAAAGCTGCTACCCGATGGTTCCCTTCTCAAAGAATGAAAGGGCCTTTCGCGAGTATCTTGCGTGGCGTGACATTGCTGTCCATCAGGACCATCCATTGGTAAAGCACGTGCTCTCGCAGGGGTGAACGACAATGCCTCCAGGTGTGCGACTGACAACGAGCTGGTTGCGATAGACCCTTTGAAGGACAAGGACAACATCAAGGATGTGCTTCCTCAGAACGCCAGGGCCAGTCAGTGTGTCGCCTTCCACGACGGTTGAATAGAAAAAGTGGGTCTTACCTGCCTTCCTGGCCGCTTCAATGGCAAACATGACGGACTTGACGGAGAAGGCAATCTGCGCAGCTTCGTTCATTGTTATTACGTATACAGATCGTCCTTGTGGTGCTTCGGCTTTGGAATGCGAATACGAAGCCTCACCCGTTCGCCCGCGTGTTCAAAGTGAATATCGTCAAGGTCGCCGATCTGATCCAACTTGTCGCGAATCCATGCCTGAGCCACGACCAGGGGAGGATGCCGCAGAATGCAGCAGCATGAATGATTGACCCCGCCCATCTCAACGAACCGGAGTGCGAGGTAGTCCGTGGATGTGGCATGAAAGGCGATGCGGACAAATTCCGGCACAAAGCCCTTTGCGTGACGGATGGCTCTTGCTTGATTGACGCCCCATGTGGAAGTTGGGCGGCAGAGGGTATCGTAGACGTAGGCTTGACACATGGCGCACTCCATTCTTACAGGTAAAAAGTGTTTTTTGTGTTCGCTCAGATCCGTTTTAGCGGCGGTTCGCCACGTCCATCTTGCGGAGGTCATCCGGGTCGTAGCCCTCCCACATCTCCTTCTCTGCCTCGGCCAAGTCCGCGCGGCGGTTCTGGAGGATCCAAATCCAGTCGTCCTTCTGTTCCTTCGTCATGTTGGTCAGAAGGCGCGCCTCAATCTCCGCAATGAGCTCTCGCAGTTCCTCCGGAGAGCGGGTGGGCGGTGGCGGGAACTCATACCCGTGGCGTTCCACGTAGCACTCGCGGCAGTAGCGATTGTCCACCCACAGGTGGCTATACTCGCCGCATCCGCGGCAAGGTTCCTTGTACTCCTCCGAGCAGTGGTCGCACATGCGGCCACCATCCGAGCAAGTACACGCGGGCGCGGGGTCCGCGTACTGGATCGTGCATCCGTCGCACGTGTCCTCGTCGTTCGTTACGGGAATTCCGCACCCGCGGCACGGGGCGTGGCATCCCCGGCGCTCAACCTCCCAGCAGGTCATGCAGAGATCCGTGCCAAGTGCGGTTGCCCCCCGGTCCCCGCATCCCGGGCAACAATCGGCCGCGGCGGGGCGCTCGGCAACCTCGCGCTGTACGTAATACTCGTCAATGCAGGGCTGACAGTAGATGTCGCCCCGAAAGGAAACCCAGCGCAAGGCGGGCGTTTCGTAGCTGTTGCATCCTGCGCACGTGCGGCAACCCTCCGTCAGGCGCTCGTGCTTGTCTTGGATCATGTCGTGGCAGTCGGGGCATGCTGGGTCCCCCCGAATGGAGGTCCAGGTCAACTCAGGTGTGTCGATGCGGTGGCATCCGACACATGTGAGTCTGATTGCGCAGGGGTTGCAGAGGCCGTTGTAGGTGGTGCAGGTGCGCGAGCAGGTGGAGGTAGAGCAGAAGAAGAGCGTCATTCTTGTCGTGTGTTTGAAGGCCACCTCCTATTTATTTGGTATGAACGGATCCGTTTTGGACGATGTCTACTTACCCAGCTTGCCCTTGAGGGCCTTCCAGGCGAACGACGACACCAGGGCGAACACGACGGCGTGCGTGAGGTTGACCGTCATGGTGGAGCCGCCCGGGGGGAGGCGAACCAGCACACCCGGGATCAGGAAGTAGAACAGCGCGGCAAGGAAAGCGAGCTTAGCGAACATTTTTGTTTACTTCTACCACGAGAAATTTTACGAGGAGGGGGGTTTGGTTCCAAAAAAATCGTGGTATACGTGCTTGAGTTTATCATCAAGCGTATCCAGGAAGACGAAGACGGCGTAGACAAAGATCATCTGCCCACCAAACGACTCCAAATATCCTTCAAGTCCCTGGCTGACAGGCAGGACGGGGACGAAGGAATGGACCATATACGTGGTCCAGAATGCGAGGATGACAATGATGGAGATCTCGGCGGCCACGTCTAGAAGCTGATAGAGGTTAGATTGCTTCTCCCACTCTGCATCAAACGCAGGAAAGACACGCCACAGGCACCACGACAGCAGACCGCCGAGGAACACGTAGAAGATGGCAATACAGACGAGATTGATTGTCAGGTTGAAAACCTGACCCTTGACCGAGGGAATGGTGTTGAGACCTACGTTCTTCATTATTTAGACGGAAGACAAGAGTATACACTATATGGCAACCGCACTTCGCACTTGGGGCAAGCACCTGATCCTTGACGCCGCCGGTTGCAGCCCGAAGATGATTGGATGTTCCACTGTCATCACCAACTTTGCCAAGGATCTGGTCAAGCGAATTGACATGGTCCCGTATGGTAGTCCGCAGGTTGTCATGTTTGGTTCGGGCAACAAGAAGGGATATACGCTCATTCAGCTGATTGAGACGTCCAACATTGCCGCGCATTTCGTGGAAGAGAACAACTCCATGTATCTGGATGTATTCTCCTGCAAGGATTTTGACCCTGACGTGGTCAAGGAGGCGGTTCATGAGTATTTTGATGCGCAGATGTTCAGGACGAAGGTGATGCTGCGTCAGGCGCCTCTACTCCATGAGGCAGTGACCGTCAGTGGTCCGTGTCCCGTCGGGGCAGTTAGTGGCCCGCCTCTGCGCTGATGGGGCCGTAAAGTGCTCCTCAAAATAGGTCATAAATACAGAGCGGGTGAAAATGCCTACAAAGATAAATACGAATACCCACGTCCAGTTAATCTTGGGGAACTTCATTTATTCTAGAAGTAGGTTTTCTTCACCCAGTTCCGGTCCTTCTTGAATGTCTTTGAACGCGCCGGCGACCTACGCTTGGTCAGAACGGCAACCGCATTCAGCTTGCGCAGAGTGGAGAGCTTTCCATACGCACGCACAGCCTTGGCCAATGCACGACGACGAGTGGATGCCTTATTCGTCGTCTTGTATCCCTTGGATACCAACTCACCCTTCTTCAGCGGACCAATAAGGTTCTTGCGGCCACCCTTGAACAGCGGAGTAAGACCCGCGGTATCTGTGTGCTCGTCAATGTCGCTCATTTATCAATCTACAATATTCTTTCGGTTCGGGCACGTGGAGCATCCTTGCCGAGGAGTGGGCTCCGTCTTCCACATGTACATGAAAAAAACGACAAGTCCAAGAAGGACGAGACCAAGCATGACCATTTACTTACTTTGCTAGAATAGCTTCAGCGCAGTCAGAACACATGAACTCTCCAGTCGCGTCGTAGATCGTCTTGTACATGAAGTACTTGTAATCCAGGCTCTTGCAGAAGACACACTCGTGCTTCTCCTTTTCAAGCTTGAAGATCTTGCAGGTATACCGCATTCCGTAGTAGCACTCCGGGCAGACGATTTCGTCGCACATGCGACATCCCAGCGTCTTGGTGACTCCGTAGGACGCGTGGGAAAGCATTTGCGAATCGCAGATGGGGCAGTTGGGAGTTGCCATGTTGACTGTATTTGATTTGCCTCCTCAATTCAAATCCGTTTTACCGCATGTAAAAAGATTTTTTTGGGTTGACTGATCCCCTGCTTACGCCAGCGCCTCCAGCCACGGTGCCTGTTCCTCCGCCGTCAGGCCCACGATCGTCAGGAATGCCCCCGCCTCGGCAACCTTTTCAGCTGTCGTCAGTGCCTCCGAGCCCGCGATCTTCGCCATCTTCGCCTGGATGGCCTCTCCAACGGACACGCGCGGCTTGAATGTCTCGTCAAATCCGGACATGACGTTCACCAGGCGCGCAATGTGCCCCTCGCAGCACATCCCAACGGACTCTGTTGCCTCCTCCCAGAGGCGCGTCTTGAGCTCCGCACGTTCCGGCGCCGGTTGCTGCTCAATCAGAGTCCACAGGCCCTCCAGAAGCCGTTGGTAGAGGTGGTCGCCCACGCGGCGGCACGTCTTTGTACTGTACCATTGTTCGACGTCATTGGCCACTAGCATGAATCCCCGCATGGATCCGCGCCGGGCCGCAAAGTCCCGCAGGATCGCGAGACCCACAGGCTTTCCGTTCGTCTTGACAGCCAGTAGCTTGTCCTCGCCCGCGTTGGTCTGCTTGACCACGGTTGCGGTGTGAACGTTCTGCCGGTCGTCCGCGATCCGTTGAATTTCCCCCACAGGCGCGCGCGGGGGTGCGGGCACGGGCGGTACAAGTGCCACCCAGCGCGGCGCCATAATCTCTGCGATCCGTGCCTCGTCCTCTGCGCGCTGCTGCCGAACGAGTTCAACCCGTGCGCGGTGTGCCGCTTGCTCTGCCGCGTGCCGGGCCGCGCGCAGGCGATCCTCGCGCTCGCGGCGGGCTACATGCAACTGGCACAGGCGGTCTCCTGCGACCACTTGCCCTATGCACCAGTGTTCGGTTGGGCCGGTTCCCATGACGAATTCGCACGTCCCTGCGACGCGCGCCGGAAGGCGCGCCCGGATAGGTGCGTGAACGCCGCACAGCGTGTTGGCAGCGCCGGGGATCTCGCAGGCGCGAAGGTCGCCCTTCTTGATGAAGTTGCAGAAGTGATGGTGTGCCATTGTTGAAGTTGAGTTCGAAGTAGTTGATTGTTGTTGATGCCGCCCCTAAGTCGGCTTTTCTTACCCCAATCGGATCCATTTTGGACGCCCTGTCAAAGTGACTTTAGGGTCTCGCGCGTATCAAGGGGAATGGGTATCCCGTATTACATTGCGTCTCTGTTGCGCACCCACAAGCACATCCAACGGGACACGGGGAACGTCCCTCTGGAATGCGATGCGCTGGGACTGGACTTCAACGCATTCATTCATACCTATTTGAAGCCTGAGAACCCAATCGGCAGCGTCGTGGTTGCGCTCCGCAACTTCCTTCGTGATGTGGCACGAGGCAAGCGCGTTCTCATTGCCTTTGATGGTCTGGTGCCCTATGCCAAGATCGTTCAGCAACGCTACCGTCGCATGCGCATCCCTGAGCCCGCGCTTTTTGACAAGAACCAGATCTCACCTGGCACCGAGTTCATGATGGAGTTGGAGGATACTCTGCGGTTCTGCTTCCCCGAGTGTCAAGTGTCTGGAACGGATGAACCGGGCGAAGGCGAACACAAGATCTTCACGTGGTTGCGGGGCATGCCGCAGGAGGATCGCAAGGACATTCTCATCTACGGAATGGATGCTGACCTGGTGCTGATTTCCGTTGCGCAGTCTGACTTGGGTCCTATCAAGTTGGTGCGGGAGAACCGAGACGCTGGCTATTCTACCTTTGACGTATCCGCTCTTTGCAAGGTATTGCCCATGAAGCCGGAGGATTGGGTGGATATGTGCGTCATGTGCTTTGGAAATGACTTTATGCCAACCATTGCCATGTTCTCTCTGCGGGAGGACGGATACGGACGGGCCGTTCATTACATGACGAAGCAAACGGTAGAGGCCGCGGCAGATGACGAGTTGAAGGTACTCATGAAGAGAGCAAAGGAGACGGATCGGCACATTGTCTCTCGTGACGGTCATGCGATTGAAAGCCGTATGGCGATCCATCTCATGGACGGGGTGGTGGATTGGAACAAGGTCGTCTATGCATTTCAAAAGTCGTTGGCTTGGACGCTGCATTATTTCAAGACCTCTGAGGTTCTGGACTGGTGCTGGTATTATCCGTATGCGGAGGCGCCATTGCTGTCGGCAATCACGGACACTCCGCGGATGACCGACTTTACATGGGATCATCCGGTCCCGCCGTTCGGGATTCAAGAGCAGCTGGATTTCATTCTGCCGGGTCGGGGCAAGTTCCCGGATGAGTTCTACGAGGAAGGGCGCGATTCTCGTCACCCATGGATGAAGGCCTATTCGTGGGAGACCGATCCGTTCATCTCTCTGCCTTGGAACCCAATGGCAGAACCGACGCGGGTCCGCACTCACCTCCTGACCTGAAACCGACCATTGACGAGACCCATGCGCGGTGCTGCCCGTGTATCCAGCCGAATAAGAGGCGGTGCTTCGGCGCCAGGAAGCATAGCCGCAAGAGCGGGTCCAATCGGAAGAACGTCGCCCTCGAGGATGTCAGTCTCAAAGTTATTGTCGTGGCGCTGAAAGTAGTCGATCTCAATCTTGGTCATTTCGTTGATTTTCTTGAGGGCCGTAAATCCAGACGCATCCTGCATTGTACTCCAAAATCGCCGAATGTGATTGAGATACGCGGCACGATACTCACGGGCAGGACGGGTCTTCATATTTGTCCGGAGCTGTTCAAAACAGGTGGCCACACTGGGGTAAATCGGCTTGTTCAATCTGCGATTTACGGTATTGTGAAGCCGAAAGGTAGCAAGCATGAAGTCTGCCCGCGAATTCAGCATCTCCGGGTGCAGTCTTCGGTATCCGTTAAGAGACTGGCCAAAGTGCTCCTTGCAGCTTGGGCATGTGATTGTGGATTGAAACATATCCAGCCATGTATAGATCAGCGTTCTCTCGGCAGGAAGAGGTGCATCGGGATAACACGATGCAGCCGAGTGTAAGGCCATCCAGCCAAGGGGTCCCCAAATGGACGTCATTACTTTACTTGACGACAATCATTCCTGCTTCCATACCGCCTTCAAGGATTTCGCGTGCAATGTTGGTGGGCGTCTTTGGGTTGATGTTGATGTTGGACTTTTTCAGGGATGCGCGAACAACGTTGTCGTTCATGTCGCTCACCGTCTTCTTGATCGTCTTTCTGCGAGCTTCAGCACCCTTCTTCGTCAGGATCCTCAATGTCCCCTTGCGAACGGGGGGAGGGCGAGCAGGGTCCTTGACCGGAACAATGCCCCCGCCACCACGAGACCGAGTTCCTTTCATGGCACCACGCGGATACGTCCTCATTGACTTGTGGTGGACTGGGCGCCTTGCCTCCGGCTCTACGTGATCTACTTTCTGAATCTTGACGCCGGACATCACTTATTCAAAACGGATGAGTTTATTTACAGGGAAGACTCCACCAATAGTTACCATGTCGTTCATCACTTCCACTCACACGTCCCTCCCTGCGGTCGCTCCTTCTGCGGCACCCGTCAATGAGTGGAATGCCGTCCGCGCCTACTTCAGCAATGGTGTTCGCCGCATGGTAGATCATCAGCTGGATTCCTATGAGGACTTTGTTCGCCACAAGATTCCCTTGATCATGCAGTCAACTCCGCCCATCACGGTCTGGCATGAGCAAGATGAGGCGCTCAAGAAGTACAAGTATGAGTTCAAGCTGTCCTTTGAGAATGTCTCCTATATCAAGCCCCGTATTCAGGAGGCAACTGGACGTGTGAAGCCGATGCTGCCCATGGAGGCCCGTATTCGCAACTTCACCTATGCGGCCCAGATGTATGTGGATATTCGGTTTCTTGTGCGGACCTACAAGGGACCGCTACTGGATACCTACGATGAGGAGTCGCATGTGTTTGAGGGCATCTCGCTCGGCAAGCTGCCTGTTATGCTGGGATCTAGCCTGTGTCTGTTGAAGGATTACCCCATGAGCCTGGCCGAGTATGGTGAGTGCGCCCACGATCCCCTGGGCTACTTCATCATTCATGGTTCCGAGCGCACGATCCTGTGTCAGGAGAAGGTGGCAGACAATCGCATCATGATCTTTCAGAACAAGAAGTCGGCGTCCAAGCACACCCACTCGGTGGAGATCAAGTCTCTGCACGAGTCCTTTACGATGCCGCCCAAGAAGCTGGAGATTCGCCTGAGCTCCAAGTTCAATGGATATGGCAACCCGCTGACGGCCTGTGTTCCCCGGTTCCGTGAGGACATTCCGGTGGTGGTGTATTTCCGTGCGCTGGGTGTTCTGACCGATCGGGCTATTACCAAGATTGTGTGGGGATCCGAGGACGATCTTCATATGGAGCTGTTGGCGGCTTCGTTTCGCGACGCAGCTGAGCTTCGGGTCTTTACGCAGCAGGAGGCCGTTCAGTATCTGACGAACCATCTGCAGTATGGCACGAATCAGGAGGACAAGTGCGCCTATGTTCGCCAGCTTCTGAACTCCGAGCTGCTTCCCCACGTGCGATTTGCCGAGGAGCTGACAACCACGCCCGTTCACAATGCTCGCAAGGCCATGCTCATGGGATCCATGATTCGCCGTCTTCTGCTGACATATTGCAAGCAGATCCCTCTGGACGATCGTGATGCCTATCCGAACAAGCGTGTGGTTACGACGGGTGCCCTCCTGACCCATCTGTTCCGCCAGCTGTTTCAGAAGGTCTGTAACGATACTCGCAATGAGTTTGTTCAGGAGGTGAACAATGATTCTTGGAAGCGCGGCGAGGGCGGACCGCGGCCGATGGATGTTCTGAACGGGAACAATCTGTATAAGATCCTGAAGGTGTCGGCGATTGAGGGCAAGCTGAAGCAGGCTCTGGCCACGGGCAACTTTGCGGTTCAGGGTCTTGGCTCGGCAGCCGCCATGTCCAATGCGACAAAGGTCGGTGTCTCGCAGGTGCTGGCCAGAATGTCGTATGCGGCTACTCTGTCGCATCTGCGCCGTATTCAGACGCCCGTGGAGAAGTCAGGCAAGCTGTTGGCGCCTCGTAAGCTTCATGGTACCTCGTGGGGCTTCATGTGTCCAGTGGAGACGCCCGAGGGCCATTCAGTTGGTATCGTGAAGAACATGAGCCTGTTAACCTCAATCTCGCAGCACACGCCGTCCACCACGGTTATTCACTATCTTCGCGAACTGGGTGGTATTCAGTGGATTACCACGCCCCAAGTCTATGAGGGAACATCCGTGACAGTGAATGGAGTGATTATTGGCTACACGAAGGATCCCCACAACCTGGTGGTTCGCCTGCGGACGGCAAAGCAGACACGCCGTCTTCATCCGCATATCTCGGTGGCTTGGTATACCCTGATGAATGGCGTGTCGGTGGAGACGGATGGCGGTCGCTGCGTGCGGCCGGTGTTCCGAGCGGGAATGTCCCCTCCGAAAGACACGAGCAGCTGGAACGAGTGGTGCAAGTCCAGCATTGACTATATCGATTCGTCTGAGACGGAAACCCTGCGCATTGCCATGAGGCGCAGCGAAATGACGTCGTCGCACACGCACTACGAGATCCACCCCTCTCTGATTGTGGGCCACATGGCATCCACCATTCCTCTGTCCGACCACAATCAGTCGCCTCGTAATACGTATCAGTCGGCCATGGGTAAGCAGGCCATGTGCGTCTATGCTGGGAACTTTGCCAAGCGCCTGGACAAGAATGCCTATGTGCTGTGCTCCATTGCTCGGCCGATTGTGGAGACGCGAGCGATGAACATTCTGAAGATGCACGAGATGCCCTTTGGAATGAATGCGATTGTGGCAATTGCCTGCTACGGTGGCTACAATCAGGAGGATTCGGTGATCATGAACAAGTCGGCAGTGGCGCGTGGCTTCTTCCGGGGCCTGTATTACGGTATGTATAAGGATGAGGAGCACCGGAACGTGACCTCAGGCCGAGAGGAGAAGTTCATGAAGCCGCAGAAGCACAATACGCGCAAGTACAAGAACACCTCCTATGCCGCCGTGTCCGACAATGGTCTGCCGATCATCAACTCGGTCATCAATGAGAATGATGTCATCATTGGCAAGGTTGTGAATTTGCGCAACGATGCCGCCGGATACGCCTTCCGTGATGCCTCTACGACCCACAAGAACTCCGAGCAGTGCCGAATTGATGGAGTGTGGCAGGACAAGAACTCGGATGGCTACCCATTCATCAAGGTCCGTACCGTGTCGGAGCGTATTCCGCAGATTGGCGATAAGGTGTCTTCCCGTCACGGTCAGAAGGGAACCATTGGCATGATGATGGAGGAGGAGGATATGCCCTTCACATCCACCGGTCTGCGCCCGGACATTATCATGAACCCCCACGCGGTTCCGTCCCGCATGACGATTGCTCAGCTGATGGAGAACATCTTTGGCAAGATCGGTGTTCGCAAGGGAACGCTGGGTGATGGCACGCCGTATTCACACCTCAAGGTGGAGGATCTGAAGAAGCACATGGTGGATATGGGCATGCATCCCTACGGAAATGAGATTCTGTATAACGGCCAGACGGGCGAGATGATGCAGGCCGAGATCTTCATGGGACCGACCTTCTACCAGCGTCTGAAGCACATGGTGATTGATAAGAAGCATTCTCGTGCCCGCGGTCCGATTGTCAGTCTCACTCGGCAGCCGTGCGAGGGCCGTTCTCGTGATGGTGGTCTGCGTGTGGGTGAGATGGAGCGCGATTGTATGCTGTCACACGGCATCTCGGTGTTTACCAAGGAGCGTCTGATGGATGTGTCCGACCCCTTCAAGACGGGGCTGTGTAAGTCGTGCGGCACGCTGGCCGTGGTCAATCCGGTGGAGGGCATCTACTCGTGCGGTGCCTGTGGCAACAAGACGGACTTTGTCATGAAGACCATTCCGTACGCCATGAAGCTCTGGATGCAAGAGTTGGAGGCCATGCACATTACGCCGAAGCTGATCTTAGAGTAGAGCGTCGACGACGACGACGCCGAGATCTCCGACGACCACCAACAGAATCTTCAGTCACCTTCTTCAGGAGAACATTGTGCTTCTCAAGGATAGCATTTGTTGTCTCGGTGTACGACTCCATTACAGCTGCGACCTTACTGCAGTAGTCATCAAAGATCGTCTTATAGGATGTTAGGATAACTTGCGTATCCGTGATAGGAATTAACTTTATTTTTGATTGTGCGTCCAGTGCAAGTTTGTCAAAGCTTGTCATCAGAGTTCCTGACGCCACTTGGAGCTGCCGCGCATATTTAGACATGTCTATTTTTGCAGCATCGGTCTGTTCCTTGGGAGGGCATTGACTGCGGAACATGCGCGCAAACATCCCAGTACAGTAAAACTTGACGACAAAGACACGAACTGACTCAATGCTAGATGCTTGCAGTCTTACGAGCTGTTGGACGGACCCCTTCATGTTTCTGACAAACTTGCCAAACTCGAGGTCCAGCTTCTGCTTTGTCGCTGCAGTCGTGCCAATACCGCTTGTCAGAACCGCCTTTGTAGACTCCTGTGTATTCCGTATCGCAAGGACCTGATTCTCGCCTGCGCCGCCGAGGATCTGGTTCATATTCGTAATTCCTTCGAGAACGTTGTTTGTGAGACCGGTTGCGAGCCGACTACTCAACTGGACGGTCTTATTCGCATCCTTTGCAACTGCGCCGACTGTACCCAATGACACGGTCGCGACATCTGCGGTGGTCTTTGCGGCCGCAGTTGTGATCTCGCCTGCACTTGCTACAACAGAGGTTGTTGTCTTCAGACCTGTTTTGCTGATATCCTTTGCAGCTACGAGAGACGCTGTTGCGACTTCAGATGTGTTCTTGACCGCGGACGATGCAACCGCGCCGGCACCTTCGAGAGCGGCTGTCGCAACTGCGCCACCTTGATTTACCGCAGAGCCAACAAGCCTGACGCTTTGGTCGACAGCTCGGGTAGACACTTCAAGCGCGCCAGTTGTGGCGTTTCCTATATTGGTGACAGCGCCTACGAGGTTAGCCGCCATTAGTATAAGAGGTGATTATTTAGTTGATTAGCTCCGTGGGATCAGACGCCCCCGGTGTTGTTTGGAAACGTATCGTCTTCCCACGCATATACGCGAGTGCAAAGAACCCTCCAAAAAGGATAAATCCAACAATGCATCCAATTGCCAGGGGCTCCATTTTTCACTTTCTGCGTTCAGCCTGAAAGTTTGTCTCTACAGTAAAACAAAATGCCTGACGTCACCCCTGCCGGAAACTCGTACAAACCTGCACTCGGTGGTGATATGGGAGGTGGCCGCCGCCGTCGTGGCCCGACCGCGAAGGCCCTTAAGCGCGTTCTGAAGAGCCACGGTCTTAAGAGCTCGGGACGCAAGGCGACGCTGCGTGCTCGCGCGAAGAAGGCGCACCTGCTCAGCAAGGCTTAAATTCTGCCTACAAGATAATGCACCACAACACGCGCAGACGTCGGCAGTCAAGGCGTAAGGCCCGGGTAGATCGCGGTGGCGACCTTCCCCCGGGCACGGATTCCGGTGTTCTTAGAAAGGCATCGGAAAAACTACGCCCTACACCAGCTCTTCCCGAACGCGATGTGTTTGGGCGCTTGATCCCAAGCCCGCCCTCAACGCCCCCAGTGCGCAGAGCGGGTACTCGTCGCCGGCGTCGCCGTGGAGGCGCAGATGTTGAGGAGCAGCTTGGCATGTTAGAAATAATCCTCGACCCCGAGCGTGAGTATATGCGAAATGCCAAGAATGAAATGATGTTGGGAGAGCAAGGGCGGCTTCTTCCGGACCAAAACCCGAAATATTCAAAGGGCGTATGGGAAGACATTTTTGCAGTCTTGCGCCAGGAAGGCAATGCAGGAGATACCCCGCTACTGACAGAATTCAAGGAGAATGAGGACTTTCAAATTGCGTGGAATTACATAGATAGCCCGCACCCTCCGGGCAACCAGAGGTTTCCCGAGTTCATATTCCGGCTCGTACGTGTTCTCAGAGATCTCGTAGCCAAGAAGCGAGCAACCCTCCGTAGTTCAACAACGTAAGGAAAAGCACAACAGCCCCAACCCCCATCGTATCCACGGTGGACATTGGTGCGTCGCCCTCGCCGACGAAAAATAATATTTCCTATTACCAAACAAACGATATGGGTGGTGGTCTTCTTCAGCTCGTCAGCTATGGTGCGCAGGATATCTACATCTCGGGCTCCCCCCAGATCACGTTCTGGAAGGTCCTGTACAAGCGTCATACCAACTTCGCGATGGAGTCCATCGAGGTGACGTTCAACGGCCAGGCCGACTTCAACAAGCGCGTGACGGCCGTCATCAACCGTAACGCGGACCTGATGTACCGCACGTACCTCCAGGTGGTTCTCCCGGCCGTGGACTTTAACTCGGTGAGCGCGCTCAACCGCTTCCGCTGGCTCAACTACATCGGTCACCGCCTCGTCAAGACGGTGGAGCTCGAGATTGGCGGCCAGCGCATCGACCGCCAGTACGGCGACTGGATGCAGATCTGGACCCAGCTGTCCCAGGATGTGGGCACGATCGAGGCGCTCAACGACATGATCGGCAACACGCACGACCTCGTCCTGATGAAGGACCGCAAGGGCTATGCGCTGGATGCCTCGTGCGCCGGCTCGGAGCTGACGAACACGTGCGCCCCCCGCGCCGGCACCCCGGCCCGCACGCTGTACATCCCGCTCCAGTTCTGGTTCTGCCGCAACCCCGGCCTGGCCATCCCGCTGATCGCCCTCCAGTACCACGAGGTGCGCATCAACGTGGAGTTTGAGCAGTGGATCAACTGCTGCTACTACGAGCTGACGGGCTCGCAGACGGCGCCGGTGAGCATCCAGTCGCTGACGGCCGCCTCGCTGTACATCGACTACATCTACCTGGACACGGAGGAGCGTCGCCGTTTCGCCCAGCAGACGCACGAGTACCTGATTGAGCAGCTGCAGTTCACGGGTGCCGAGTCGATCACGTCGTCGTCCAACAAGATCCAGCTGAACTTCAACCACCCGGTCAAGGAGCTGGTGTGGGTCGTCCAGCGCGACTCGTTCGTGGACTGCACGCCCCAGCAGACGTTCATCGCGGAGGTGAACGGCTGCCAGCCCTTCAACTACACGGATGACTTCTCCACGGAGGGCATCGTGATGGACGTCCTGGCCCGCGGCGGCCTGGGCACCGGTCAGTCGGGCGGCAGCACGGCCCAGCTCGGCACGGTCCCCACGACGACGGGCGACGGTCCTTCGGGCCCGTACCTCCCGGGCGTTGGCATCTCCACGGGCCCCTCGCTGGGTGGTGCGTCGTGGCTCGACACGCACGCCGATGCGTCGGACCAGGGCATCGTGTTCGAGGACACGACGAACTACCTGCTCGCGAAGGTCATCCTCCAGTCCGGTGTGCGCTGCGAGGGCAAGAACCCGGTGGAGGTTGCCAAGCTCCAGCTCAACGGCCAGGACCGCTTCACGGAGCGCGAGGGACGCTACTTCTCCCGCGTCCAGCCGTACCAGCACCACACCCGCACCCCGACCCAGGGCATCAACGTGTACTCGTTTGCCCTGAAGCCGGAGGAGCACCAGCCGTCTGGCACCTGCAACTTCTCGCGTATCGACAAGGCGACGCTCCAGCTGACGGTCAGCGTGAACACGGTCCGCTCGGGCCGCACGGCCCAGGTGCGCGTGTACGCCGTCAACTACAACGTGCTGCGCGTCATGTCCGGCATGGGCGGTCTTGCGTACAGCAACTAGAGACAGCCGACAAGGCACAACCAAGAAATCAGCCAAGAAAACAAAAAAAAACTGTGTGTGGAAACCCACTTGCAGTTTACCGACGGCGAACGAGCGTTGTATGCGGATACGCATAGACACCCACCGTGGGCGGAGGCAACTCAGATGCCTTTACGCCCCAAAAATACAGATCACACGGCGACGTGTTGTAATACGATGCATAGGTTGAGAACGTTGCATCAAGTCCCACTGCTGCATCAAGATCGTCAACCGTGAGGTTCTTGTAGTAGTCTGTCCAGCCAGACACATTGCCAATTGTTCCATACGAATCGCCAGGCGACGTGCGCCTAGTCCCGTGTTCGTGACGTCCGGTTGATGCACACGTGAAGAGAAACAGACCGCCGGGCTTCAGCATATGCACAATCTTTCGAAAGGATTCTGCATATTCGGGATCGTGTTCAAAACACTCTGTGCTGACAATTGTATCAAACGTATTCTCCCCCATAGGAAGGTCGCTTGTCTTGCATACGATTGTCGCATTTGGCGCATCGTATACATCATTTCCGGTGTAGTCGCAGTCCTTGAACAAGAACCGATTGTTTCCGTTGATATCGCCAGACCCAACGTCAAGCACTGTCTTCCCAATGAACGC